GTCGTATTCTTATCGGCCTTATCATTAAGAGCGGTATCAACTTCAGTTTTTGTATAGGTATTTGCTTTATCTGCTTTTGCCGAAAGAGCAAAATTAACCTCTGTTTTTGTATATGTCGTGGCCTTATCGGCCTTTAATTCAATTTCAATATCTGAAAAAGGAATATCAATCAAATATGATGAGCCATCTCCGACTTTTATACCCGGTATTGTCTTATTATCTATTATTTTATAATCAGAATAAATATAAATAATGCCTTTAGCGGCTATAATTTCCGGATGTGAATCCCAATATTCGGTTGTGTTATATAAAACCTCTTTTATATCAACATTTATGGCGCCGGTAATATCTGCATCAATGAAGGCATCCTCACTAAACGGAAGATCAGCATGTACATTTCTATCCATTAGCTCATTACACCTCCTCTATAACTTTCATATATAATGGCTTTATAATCATCTCTGGTTGCTAAGGTTGAGCCATCCAACATGTGTACTTTTACCTGAAAGAAGGCTTCTCCTTTTTTTAAAGCCAGGGTATCTTCTTGACTAAGAAGAACACTAATTGTCTGTTTCTCGTTATCTAAGACAACATCTTCTATTTCTTTGCTTATTTTAAGCTTTTTAAATGGATCTTGTGCAAAGACTACCCACACCTGTTTAACCTGATCCATAGGAATCACAAGATTTTTTACATGTGTCGTTATGGTCGGCGTGGTCCCTCTTGTAATTTCTATTATGTCTTGTTCGTCTTTTTTATTTTTAACCATAATGACATAACCTCCTTATAAAATCCTTATCAGCGGGGCTTATTAAACCCCGCCGCAAGGAGTTTTTATTACGCTGTTCTCTTATACATATATACTGTAATATATGGTGGCATATTATCTTTACCAGATCCGCTATTAAAAGCAGTATCACCGTTAATGTTTACAACATCACCTTTTGCACTATTGCCAGAAAGAGCAATCTGAGTATTCCATGTCTGTCCCTTACTAATTGATGTATTTGCTACATCATCGACACAAGCATATGCCGAAGGTCTAACCTCAAATGATGCTTTAAAGTTATGAGTGTGCTGTCCCACATTCTTACTGCCACCTGTCTTTTCAGCAGAACTAAAGTCCGTATCAGTTGTATCAACACCGACTAGAGTCTTTCCAATACCAAATGAAACCCATTGCCCTCCGCCAAAGATAGCAGCAGGGTTTGTCTGTACCGTTGATATGTAAATTGATCCAATCGGATAGATAGTCTTCCAACACTCTTTAATCTGCTTTGAAATATCAATGTTCTTTACAGCCTCTTCAATGGCTGCGTCAATTGATACCTTTAATTTCTTATCATTAAATCCGTATGCATCACTTGCCATTTGCTTTCACCTTCTTGTTATATGATGCTGAGCTTATACCAAGAAGAGTGCCAAGGAATACATCAACAGCAGATATAGTACCTACGATCTCTACTCCGTAAGGCAAGCCCCAAATCTTTGACAAAGCAAAATATAATGTGGCAAGTGCCGGGAGAATGATCTGAGCGATGTACTTAAGTACGTCATATATCTTATTATTGTCAAATACCATGTCAGAAAACCTCCTTCATTTTGAATTTTCAACACGAGATAATCGATCGTCCATGTCTTCCACTTTTTGTTCAAGTGCAAATGTTCGCTCAATAACTCGATTATGCTTTTCAACCTCTTTTGTGAGGTTTTCGATCTTATAAACAGTTACTCGATTTGCCATAGCTGCGGAGATAAGGCCACTAATAATGGTCCCGACAGCAGCTATAATAGCAATTAAAACTGTGTCAGCCATTATACTACCTCCAAATTCTTCTCGCATACAAATCCCTCATAAGCGAGAGACTTAGAAGCGTCATATCGTATATAAAGCCAATCAACACCATTAGTTGTTGAGTAATAGCCGTAGCATCTAACCTTTGCTCCAGCCGCAATTTCAGTAAGAACCTTGGAATTGGAATTCGGAGCGTCCTTTATTGCAGTCTTAATCTTGGCTTTAAATGAACGATTAAGCTCTTTAGAAGGGCCTTTTGAAGCAGGTTTCGATGCCTTAATTACTTTCTTTTCTGGAGTTGGTGGTGTCGGTGGAGTAGGAGGGGTTGGCTCTGGTTCAGTATCATACTTAGGATGCCCATAGCCAATAATCTTTGAACTCGTCTTATTATATGTCTTCTGGAAGACACCCCATTTTCCATTAAGTTTAGTATTCCATTCCTGAGTTTTTATCTGTTTATCGGTAACCTTAATGACCAAACCAACATGCTCGGGATCTGGGTCCTTGTCTGTTGTAAAAAATACAGCATCACCAACTTTAGGGTTCTTATCCAAACGTTTCTTGGCCTTAAAATAGTTTCTAAAAGATCGACATCCAGCAGCAGCTCCGCCATTATCCACTGAACCATCAAAGCAAAGAGCCTTTCTAACCTTGTCAAGATCCCAATCAGCAGAAACACAAAAATCCCAAACAATACCAAGCGCACAATAATCTTGTGCCTGCTTGTTTCCATTTAAAAGGCCTTTTCCCTTGCCTTTTTCATTCATGTCTCTAGCATACTTTGTGTAGTTCTTGTTTCCTGCATTTTTAGTCTTGTCATCAAGATATGCATTAGACTTCTTTTCCAAATATCCATCTTCTGCTGTGGCAATCTTAACAACCTCATTAACATAAATCTTAGACATTTTTATTACCTCCTTCCAGCAAAATATAACTTGGATACTCCTTGTATCCGGAAGCATCCAAACATCGTATAAACTCTGTTATTCTTACCGGTGATGAAGTTCCCATAATACCTTTGTATTGTAAAATATCTCCCATATTATAATCAATGCCATATTTAAACATATCAGGGACTATTTTTCCGTCAATGGTATTTATTTTCTGAGCTTCTTTAAGGGCTTCGTTTCCTTTTGTCATTACCTGATAGGCATAATCTTGATGACTAATTTCCCCGTTGTTATCCGTTAGACCAGAATCAAGATACATCTCAAATCTATCAAGACCAGATAATGCTTCGTCACCAGCCACAACTCTAAACTTCTGATCGCCATCACCAGCACCGCCAACAAGAGCAACATTCTTATATTTTGCTCGATCACACTGATACCTACTTTCAGATATGTTATCGTATTCTTCTGAAAATATAACATATGGATTTATAGTTTGTTTATACGATCGATCGACACCGTAATATAAACCGAAAGCAAAAGAATTACCAAGTACTTTCATCTTATAACCAATATCAAATGATTGACATAGTGTTTGAATAGTTTCGTATAAATTATCATTTTCAAACTGTATAGTATTCAATGATTTAG